CAACAGTCTAAACTTTAGATCCATTTGACCTGTAGGATCTGTGTATAGTGTTAGCTTATATGCTGTCTTACGTACCTCTGGATCTGTAATAGCCATGAAGGGTGTTTCCATAATAGTTTCTATGTTACTACCATCGAAGCCATTTGTTTGTTCCATTTCATACAAGAAGCCATCATCATTAGCAAACATTATAGCTTCTGATGTACCTGAGTATATACTATCTGCTACAAATGCTTTTATTCCTTTAGTAGTAGCCCACTCTACACCTGAACCACCTTGTGCTATAAATTTAGTAGCAATTAAACCCTCTGATGTGTCAGTGCTTTGTGAACCTACAAAAGCAAATATTCTGTATTGTGCTTTTTCACGTATTATAACAGAACAATACTCGGTTGTCGATCTTAAAAAGTCATCTGCATCTTTAAATATTTTGTCTGAGGTAACTTCCAGTGCAAAGTCACCAATACGATCAGTAGCACTTAGCAGTCTTAAACCGTCTGGTGCTAGGTACATTATATCACCACCAAACTCTTGTATACTATCTGAACTAATACAACCTATTTTATCTGTGACAGGTTTTATTTCAAAGAAAGGACTAGCACCAAGCCTAACTAATGATTGTATTGTATCTTCAGTAAATATAATAAGCTTTTCACGAAATACTGATAGACCCGTTACAGTGTTACCAACATTTGAAACAAGATTAGTAACTCCTCCACCCGATACATTAGCTACAGTAAATTGACCTGAAACATAAATCTTATTGTTTTTAGAATATACTATACTGTTGTCAAATACAGTAACTAGTTCTGCACCTTGTAAGTCTGTAGATATGCCTGTGGTAGACGAGTCCAGAAAAGATACAGTGTTACCAGAACTATTA